TGATTCTGCTCTGGAGTGTACGAAGCTCAGCCATGTAAAATCCCCGTCATATGGCAATCAGTAAAGGAAATAAATATGTCATCGAAAAACCGGACCCGCAGAACCACAACCCGCAATATCCGTTTCCCCAATCACATGATTGAACAGATCAACATCGCCCTTGAGCATAAAGGGTCCGGTAACTTTTCAGCGTGGGTTATTGAAGCCTGCAGGAGAAGGCTGGCAACAGATGCAACGCACCTGCGCCCGGCCAGCATGACAAATAACGAGAAATGAACGTTCGGTTACAGGAGCAGGTACCCACTGTCCTCCAACAATATTTCATCTTCATACCCGGCGGAACAAGACTTACCCAGCCGGGATGTACAGAATAACAACAGAGTGATAATTAATTTCTGATGAAATAATCAGGGTGCAGAAGGACTAAAGATAAACGTTTTCTTCACGCCTTTACGCGGCCTGTCCTTCTCAAATCGCCATTTTGCCATCGCCTTTACAACCTGCTCATCAAACAGATGGTGCGGCTCTGAACGGATAAACTCAATTCGGGTGACAGTACCATCAGCACCAATATCAAACTTCACATCAACCCGTCCCTTTATATAATTTGCCGCTGCATAGGCCGGATATTGTGGTAATGCCTTAACCAACTGTCGGGGCATATCTGTTTTATGTTGCGTACAGCCCATAACCAGAGAAGACAACAAAATAATTAACGGAAGATTTCTTTTCATTTTCATTCCCGGCGCAGATAAGAATAAGTCTTATTCTAACAATGCCACCCTGTCGGCCATCAATCCTCTGCTTAATGGCAACGACAATTATCCGACTTAAATCACAAATCAGACACATGACATAACAGGTCTTGCGAGGTAACACATCGTCCGGTTTCTTCCACCATCGCACCGGACCAGCGACCATGAGGGGACAACGCCGCGCTCCGTTAACGCGGTAAACCCCGGTGTGTATCGTTTTTGATTATCCCCGCACACTCGCGCAGAGGAGTCTCCCTGTCGGGCTGCGGTCTCTGTTAATGAGGGAATACAGCGACGATACGGCGCATCCGCAAAACTTAGTTCAGGCACTGAGTGCGGATATAGTCCTGTGCCCCTTCCAGCTGCTTCTGCATTGTCATCAACCGTTCTCTGAGGATAAAATAATCCCGTTCAGCGGTGTCTGCCAGTCGGGGGCCGGTTGCATTATCCACGCCGGAGGTGCCGGTGGCTTCACGCTCGGTACCGGAGCAGGTGGCGTTGATCCGCAGGCGCTTACGACCAGCGGCAATATCAGCACGCAGAGTTTCATTTTCAGCTCTCGCATCGGCTAATTCCCTCGAGTATTTTGCATCGAGCGCAGCAACATCGCGCTGGCGCACCTGCATATCAGTAATGGTTGCGTTTGCCAGCTCCAGCTCTCTGGCTTTTTTATCACGCTGCGCTTTGTAGGTGATGGCGTTATCGCGGTAATGATTCAGCCCCAGACTAAGCGCACCACAGACCACCAGCAGAATAACGGTAAACGCGGAAAGCATTCGGTTTATGCTCACCCCAGCATCCCCGACGAAGATAACATCATCCAGCCCATGGAAAGAAAAAGAGCAACCAGCATTAGTGAAAATGAAATGCCGACGATTACACAGAGGATCTTCGCCAGCATTATGAGTTTGTCTGACATGTTTAATCCTCCCTTCACGCTTTCAACGCAATGACCAGTTTTGCCAGCCCATACAGCATCGGAGACACAGCGATACCGACCGCCACCCACTTAATAGCAAAAGCCTGTGCTCTGCTGATGTCATCAGTTACTGGCGCTTTCAGTTCAAGGCCGTTTTTCATAGTCAACCTCAACAGAATTCGTTTATACTTTTCCATGTTCTCCCTTGCCTTATCCAAGGTCAGAAACACAAAACCCCGCTTGCTGCCAACAAACGGGGTTTTTACTTTTATTCACTTAGGTTTTGCCAGTTCGCAGGATTTCGTGTTATCCGTCCGCGTTGGCCAACGTCATTTTTCAGCAAAATATTCGGCTTATCTGTCGATTCCCCAGCACGCCAGCGCGCTCTCCTGGTCACGACGGGATACCTGACCATAACAGTTATTTGAGCGGATACGGCAGTCTCTGCCACCGTCCTTAATCCACCAGCGAAGCGCCTCACACGCTCCCCTGCGATCTCCTGCATTAATTCGTTTATAAAACGTCGACGGGAAACACTTACCCGGGCCAATGTTGTAAGGACAGAATGACGCAATACCCGCTTTCTGGGGTTCAGTCAGTGGCACTTTGATGTTTTTCTCCACCCATGCCAGCGCCTTATCACGCTCAATGGCGTTAACCCGGTCGCATTTCCCCTTCGACAGCTTCATGCCAGGAATAACAGGCTTACCATCCACCCGGGTGGCTCCACGGCAGATGGTCCAGATCCCCGCACCATCACGGTATGCCGTAGTGTGGTTACCTTCTTTTTCGTCAAGAAACTGGTCGAGGATTTCAGGCGCAGAAGCCCCTGCGGCAATCAACGCCAGAACGGCAGCCGACAGGCCGTATTTTATTTTTGTGTTCATGGATATATTAAATATTCAGCCGCTGTCCCAGGCCCACTAAATACGCACTTTCAGAGAATCAGTAATTCTTCCCGGTAGCTTTCCTTTGTAGGTTATCAACACATTTTGCGCCTCTAAAATTATGGGGCGCTTTTCCAGCAACGGTTCGTTCCCTTCACATAACCCGGCAGCAATATCCATGAAAAACTGCTTCGCCTTCTTTTTCGCCTCAGCTTCGTAAAACTCCAGCGGGGCACCTTCAACACGATCAAGATCAATCACCACATTTGGCAACAACAGTGACGTATACCCACCCGTTTCCAGCGCCACAGTAACAGTAATCTTATCCGGGTAATTATTTATCCCTTTAACAACCAGTTCGTATTGTTTATTCATCGTCTACTCTCCCCGCGCCGCCTTACGCCGGTCTTCTTTAATTTTGAAATACAGGTTCGTCAGATATGTCAGCAGACCAAACAGCAGACTCCCCAGCACGCCTATTGCCGCCCACTGAGACGGGGAAACCCTGTCCAGCAACTGCAGGAACCAGTAGCCCGTTCCCACCGCTGACGTGGTGTATGACACACCTGTTGTGATTTTTTCCATCTGGTACATACCCCGTCTCCCGCAATCCGGAAGCTCACAACATGAAAAAGGCCAGCAGCAGTTTACTGATGGCCCTGACCCCCGTTACAGCATCATGACCGATTCGGGTTGCGGTTCAGTCGCATCGGCGACCGGTGATTCAGGCTGAACTTCACCGCTCTCTGCGGTGGTATCTCCCGCTTCAGTCGCTGGCTCTGCCTGTACACCAAGCAGCTCATCCAGAATGGCATCCACTTCTGCATCAAGACGTGCTTCCAGCTTATGGCGGAGTTTCTGTTTCAGTGCGCTCAGGACTTCTTCAGAGCGCAGGACGTCCTTCACTGCTTCAGCAGTGACCAGGGATGTAATTTCTGACATGGGATTTTCTCGTCGAAAGGTGTGATTAAGAAAGTTGCCGCTAAATGAGCGGCTCTTCGGGTTTGCTTCCGGCTGACTGACTGGCGCTGATTTTCTCAGCGGCCCTTTTGTCAATCTGTCTGCGCCAGAAGTCACGCATGGCCCGGTATCCACCCGAAAGGAGATACAGCACACAGACTGCCGTACAGAAGTACAGCATCACCTGATGAATAAAAGTCATAATTTCTTACCGTTATTGTTGACAATAAGAACTGTTTTCATTTAAAAAAACAGAGCACGAAAGTATCGTTCCTTTATATTTCTCCATGGGTATTACCACCGCCAGTCCATTCCGGTAACTGGCGGCTTTTTTTATCATGCCGCAGTGTCTGTGCTGTTCACTTCCACCGCAATGCTGTCAATCAGCAGCGTATACGTCGCCGATTTTGATATATCGGTCAGTTGCAGTTTGTCCGCCGCCCCCGATGCCGGTGACTTCACCAGTGTGAACGCCGCTCCCCGTTTCTCATCCAGTACTGGTGTCACCTGAATGCTGTTGTTTCCGGCAAACTCAAAAGCCAGCGTGTGCCATCCGTTATCAAAGACCCCGAATGTATCCAGCTTCGCATTCGGCTTCCTGTGATGCATCGCGTTCAGGTTCGTCGTATCCGT